AGCATTTACAACATCTTTAACTTGCTTAAGGGTTGCACCAGGAGTCTTCAGCATATTGCTGTTATCATCTGGCTTACTATTTTCTGGGGTAGGGCCTCCGAGATCTTCCCAAGCACCAGTTTGACCTGGAGTTGCAACAGGAGTTGCACTTTTTTCTGGGGAAGCCGGTGCAGATGCATTAGCATTTACAGCGGTTTTGGATTGTGAAGTGCCGGTTTCCATTTCTTGTAAATTCTTACCACGGGACATTTGTACTCTCCGATTACCTTAGTATAATCTGTATTTATTTATAATTTAAAGATTTGATAGAAACTCTTGAAACAGATTTAATTTCTGTTCGTCAAGTCTTCTCTGATCAACAAGAGTGTTAATTCTCTTCTGAGTTTTGGAAGCAAGTTGTTCACGAAGAATTCCTCCGTCCCAAACCCACTCTTTACCTTCCATAATTCCAGAAACAAAAGCATCTGGAGCAGAAGGATCGGCAACGATATCAGCAGCAGTTGCAAGCATAAAATCTTCACCAACTACTTTATGACCTTCGCTAGTTGTTTGGAGTGAACCAACACCACGAGAAGAAACTCCAAGCATTACACCTTCATCGAGAAGAGAAGATGCAATCTTGCCCATGGGGGTATTAAGAATTTGTGCTTTACCTCTGAAATTATTTCCCTCTTGAACAAGAGAAGTAATTTTGTGAGAAACACGGTCAAGATTAACTGTAGGACCATCAGGATGTCCGAGTTCTCCAAGAGCACGACCTTTTGCAACAAAGTTTTCGTTATAACGATCTACTTCACGAGCAAGAGTTGTGATTGGATACATTCTTCCATTACGATTCTTGATTTCGCCTTGAAGGAATACTCCTTCAATGTAAAGCTTTTTATTAGCACCTTTTCCTTCAGTGATAATCTTTACATTCGTTACTTCTTCGGTGATTAGTTTCATTTTTCTTAGTTGGTAAGTCCTACTTTAGCGGCTCTCACAGATGAGGAAGATGCAAAGATCACATCAGTTGAAGCTTTTTGAAGAAATTCAACTCCACCCGTTGCCATAGTAAAACTATTAGTTGTTGCAGCACCAACAGCAGTTGAAATACTTACCGTAGCTGTAGCTCCAGATCCATTAAATAATCTTACGCAAGTTGCCTCAGTAATACTGGAAGCAGTACCTGCAGTTGTTGGCATCGCAACTTCTGTTGCAATTATTTTTGTTCTTTGCATTGTTATAATAAAGTTCTATAATAGTTATTTATTATTCTGCGTCTTCTTCAATAGGTTCTTCTTCAACTTCTTGTTCACCAAACATTGAAGCTGCTACAACCGGTCTAATAATATCAATATTTTCTGCAGATTTTTGCATGAGAATTTCTTTAATTCGGTCACTAACATCTGCAGGAGATTCGTTAGAAACCATCATGTCAATAAGATCATCCATTGTTTTTTAATATCAAAGTTTACTTAAAATTATTTATTAGATTCTGCCACCTTTAGGCATCGTAACTTTTGGTGCTTCCTCCGTTGGAGGCATTTCAACAATTCCAGTATTAGCCTCTGGATTCATTGGAACTTCACCCATTGATGATTGTTCTGCTGAGGGTGGTTCTTGACCAACTGGAAGTCCGGTTGTTGGATCTATTGGAGGGGGAATTATTCCTGCTGATTGTTCTGCACCAATCTGTTCATCAATTTCTACTATCTCAGCATCAGTTTGTTTAAGGATATTTCTCCTTACATATTCAACTGAAAAATATTTACCGACATAAGGTTCTGCTGCAACGAGTACATTCAATCTATTTTGAATGAGTTCAGCTTCTTTGAGTTCTGCAAAATGATTGTCATAAACAAAATCAAATTGAATATGATCTGATAAAATTTTCCAGTCTTCTGGAGTAACAATATTTTTAAGAATAAGTTGAGTCTTCAACATATCCATAAAGAGATGTGAAAACCTCTTTCTCATTCTTCCTACAAATTTAGTAAATTTAATTTCGTCTCTTAAAATTTCTGAAGATCTTCCAAGATTAAATCCACCAGCTCCACCTAAACGAGACTCTGGAACTCCAAGTGCTCTAAAAAGTTTCTTTTGAAAATACTCAACATCAGTAAGTTCACCAAGATTTTGGCCGCCTGGGAGTGTAGTGATCTCAGTTCCTCTACCACCCTCACGACGAGGAAGCCAGAAATCCTCAAGCATGGACATCATTCTTTTATCGTCACGGATTTCTCCGGTGTTTGCATCGTAAACTAATTTGTTACGATAACGAGTCATAACATCACGAAGATATTGTTCTGCTTTGATTTTGGGGAGATTGCCAACATCAATGTAGAAGATTCTTCTTTCTGGAGCACGAGACAAACGATAAATGACAAGAGAATCCTCAATCATTCTCAGTTGATTGAGTGCTTTAATTGCTTTATGGAGATATGATAGAACTACTTGTTTATTTCTATCAACTAAACCAGAATGAACATAAGTAATGGCATCTTTCGAAATTCTTGCAGCACCACCAACTGCGCTTTTGAAGTTGCTAGTTGATTGACCTGCTCCAGTTCCCCTTACATTAGGATCATATTCATAAAACTCCTCAACTTCTGGAGTTGACATATTACCATTTGGAGACTTCCCAGAAGTAACTGAAAAAGATGGATTTAAAACATGTTTGCCATCTTTTTTAATTTTTCTGACTAGTTTAATTTTCATGGGATCGATGTATCTCACCTCTTTGATCCCTTCTTCTGGTTTTTCTAAGTCAATAACTTTATGATAATAAATTCTACCATCAACATACCAATTTCTTAGAATCTCATGACATCTTTTATCAAAATCTAAAATTTCTTTGATATATTTAAATTCTTGTCTGATTATTTCTTTAAGTCTGTCTGAAGCTGGCACATTTTGAAGATCAATTTGAATTGGGGAATCATTTTGATCCGAAACTATTGCTTCATTGATGATATCTTCAATAGCGCTATCCACTTCTGGATGAATAGCCATTTCACGATATCTTTTGATTAAATCATATTCGGACTTATATACTCCCTCAATATCAACATATTGTCCATAAAATCCACTCGCAACATAAAAATCCGAAGAATCTTCTTGATTCTCCGGAACAGGAGAGACGATAGATTTTTTTGATCTATCGTCCTCCGAATCTTGGATTTTAAAACCAAATAATTTAGGCATTATTCAAATTTAAACTGTATTTCTATTATTTATGATGCGTTTAATACTTGAGGATCTGTACCCAATTGAGTGCTTCCAGATGAATCTAAAGCATCCCACCACTGAACTTGAAGATCTACTGTAAATTCTTCAATTGAATCCGTTGAATCATATGAAAGATCAATAGCACTTACGGAAGTTGGGAAAATTCCATAAAACTTGTAAGCCTTCAAAACCGGAACACTATCACCTGGGGTAGTAGGTGTTGGATTAGTTACATCAGATTGTGCAGAAGCTAAGGATGATCTACCAAATTGCTTTACAATAGCATCTCTTTGATATTGAGCTGGGTTAATTAATCCAGAATTATCATCATGTTTGTTGATAGCATTCATCCACCTTTCAAAAGCAGTTCTTAAAGTAAAATCTACATCATTAATTACAGTAATTGTCCAGACATCAAAAGTTCTATCTCCTGCAATTTTTAGATTTCTTCCTCTGAATGGGACTTCAATAACACCAACAGTTGAAGCAGGTAGATTTGCAGTTTTAATCATAAATCTAGATAATTCACTGGCAGATCTTGTTTGATCTGAGTTTTGGTTGTTGGAAGATGAAGCTGCGGTTGCAAATGATGGAAAATTTAATTCAACTTCAAATAAATTTGGTCTAGCTCCACCACCAATTAATCTTGCTTTAAAATCTTCTAGTGTTCTAGAACTAAAGCTTGGGGTATTTGAAAATGACATTTGTTTTTACCTCTACAGGAATTGATGTTTTGATTTGAAATTAAACGGTTCCAACAACCTCTTCAAAGCTAACTCCAGTTCTGTTAGCAACGAAGGTTAAACCGATGAAATTAATCGACCTGGCTGGTTTTACAAAAATATCAGCCCTAAATTGATTGGCGTCAATAACATCGGGTGTGTTATTTGACTCATCACACACTACAAGAAAATCAGTAATTCCTCTCTTTGCTTTAACATCGCGGAGATATGGTTCAACAATATTGACAAAATTAGTTCTAGTAATTACATCATTAAATTCAAATAGTTGAGATCTTGCAGCTCTTTGAATTGTTGCTTCAAGAGCTAGGAATAAACGACGAACATTAATTCTGTCAAAAGCTGAAGAATAAGATAGACCCGTCTTATCGCCGAAAAGGATAATTCCTGCTCCAGGAGAAAAAATGATTGGATTAATTCTTCTTGGATAAAGAAGATCTCTTTGACTTTGTGATGGATTATAAGCAAGTTTTACCGCATTATTAATAACTCCTCTTGCTGATCCCGCTGGAGAGAACCATGGATAATTATTAATAGATGTTCTAGCCATCAATCCTGCAATATCACCGTTTAATGGGATATATCTAAATTGATTATTGAATCTATCAAACATGTACTTATATCCAGAATCAAAAACAGCATAAGAACTTGATGAAACTGAATCATAAAAATTAATAATATTTGATGTCTGAGTATCACTGTTAGTTACATTAACTACACCAGATTTATGTGGTGAAATGGTTACTACGCAATCTTTTCTCTCTTCTGCAATAGAAATTAATTTATTTGCCTTTGCTTGAGACTCAAAAATAGTATCTCCACCACTTGGTCCAGAAATGATAAAGTTTATATCAATTTCACTTGGATTTTTAAATGTTTCATAAGAAGTAAGTAGATCACCTAGACTTATGTCCATACCACCAGATGATGATGAATAATCATATCCACTATCAAAATTGTAACTCTTCGATCCCACACAACCAAAATTTATTCCAGTTGCATCTTGACCCCATGCAATAGATCCACCAGAAACCTGAGTAAATCCTGCAAGAGAAGTGAATTTAACGCCAGTTACTGAATCTGATGTTCCTGCAAAAATATAATTAGAATTATTTGCAATGTATGTCTTATAGTAAATATTTTGTGCTGGAGAAATTCTTGCATCTGTAGCTTTTGAAAGATTTGTAAATTTCTCCAAAATATTACCAGAAATTCCTGTTACAGATCCAGAATCGTCAACTACAACTATATGTAATTCATCATTTTTGCCACTTCTTTCTGAAGCATATAAAGAGGTTCCTGGTTTAGGAGCGATATTTTTCCAATAAACTGTCGAATTTGTTAATCCAAGTGTTTGTTGATTATACCAATCTACTGTAGTGTTAGATGCATTAGTTAATAATCCCTCTCCTTTTGATAAAGTATTATCGATAGAATTTCTAGTATATCTAACTACCATTGTAGTTGAAGCAAAAGTTACCGGAGAAGAGTTCTCAACAACAATAGCTCCACTAGTTGTAGCTAGTCCAACAACTCTTGAAGAATATGTGCCATTTAAAGTTTGTATTAAATCTCCAACATAGATGGATCCAATACTTACTCCAATTGGAACATTGATAATAGTTGATCCAATACCTACCGATGCATTATTCGATAATCTTAGTTTTTCTAACGAAGTTGCAGTTCCAACACTATCAAATGCTTGTAAATAGACTCCAGTAGATCCATCGGGAATTCTATTCAAACTATTTTCCGAATAATCAACTTCAGAGTGTGTAGCAGTGTTATTATCATACTTACTTACTATTTTTACATCAACACTTCCCACATTGACTTTAGTTACTAAACCTTTAATATATCCAGAAAATGTCTCAACTGTACCAGCAGAAGTAACATAAGATGTGGAAACTCCAGCCGTAATTGCATACCCAACCGCAATTCCAAAAGTACCTATAGAAACTCTTTGGTCTGCAAAATTGTCAATAGAGCAAACTTTTAATCCATTTGCCCATGATCCTGGATCTCTTGAAGCATAAATCCAATCTGAATCTAACTGATGATTATTAGTATAATCTTCAGATGAAGTTATTTTAAGAGAAACTGGACTTGATACTGGATAGTGTGCATTGATTAAATTTGAAGAATCGGATCTAACAATTCTTAAAACTCCACCATAAGAAAGATATGATGATGCTGTTAGCCAATATTCATATTGACCATCTTTCTCTGATGGTTTTCCAAAAGTATTAAGTAGATCTTGTTCGGTTTCTACCAAAACTGGAACACCTACTGGTCCCTTTACAAATGGCCCAGCAATGACTCCAACTTGATCATTTACGGCATCAATTCTACCTACAGTAAGATCAACTTCTCTGACTTTTACGCCTGGTGATACTAAATTTAGCGACATGTCTTTCCCTCTGAAGAAGTTTCAGTTAAACTACAAATATTTATTATTTGCTAACTTTACATTGGGGAAACTGCTAATGAACAACTCTACCAGTCTGGATATATCCACTTTTCAGAATATTTTTTCTTTCCTCTTGTTGTTTTTATTCTCTGTATAGTACAAATTTTACATTCATATGAGTACGCTGAAGCTATGTCACCTCTACCTTTACGGGTCAAATAAAACCCATCTATAAGATCTTTAATTTCCCCACAAACTCTACACTTTCTTTCAGTAAGAAATAAATGTTCTAATTCAAATTGATTATCTATGTCCATTATTGATAATCCCACATAAATGATCTATCTCCATACTCGTCAATATGCCAGCGATCTCCATCTTCATCTACAAAACTTTCACCCCCACCCAAACCATCAGAAATAAAACCAAATGGAGCCATGTCTTGTTCTATCTGATTTCTTTGTTCTTCATATAATCTTTTACGAACATCATTGTCCGTCATTTCTTTAAAGTATGGTTGTGCAATTAACCACGCAAAAATTACTAGACACATTGCAAGGTCATCATTGCAACCATCTTCAGCTTCAAATGAATTTGATTTTTGGATAAAAGTGGTCAATTCACTTATAGTATCGTAGTCGTTAATTACTAACTTATCACTTTCAATTAATGTTTTAAGATTCATACATCCAATCTTTTTTACATTCTTGGACATCTTGACTCCCATCTGAGATTTTTTTCCAGAAAATCCCTGTCCAACCAGTTGACCTGCACGACCTCTCATTGTACACATAAGGACATTATCATATTCCAAATCCATATGGAGTATTTGTCCTACCTGTTCTCCAATATCATTAACTTCTACTAGAATGTATGCCTTATTGTAAGCGACCGCAAGATCTTTAATAACACTTGGAAACAACATAGGTTTTATTTGATTATCTCTGTATTTTGCTACAAGACGATATGGAAATGATGTTGTATCGCAAATAGTAAATGCGGAGTAATCTTTTTCTACACCACGAGCTACATCTACTGTTAAAACATAATTATGATCTTTTTGAGGTTCTTCATAGATGTCTAAACCTGCATTGGATTTAATCGGATCATCATATACTAAGGATCTGAGTTTTGCTGCAGATACGAGAGTATCAACAGATCCTAAGAATTCGCACTCAAACTCAACCTTGAACTGTTGTTCGGATGTGTTTGCGATTGTCTGGGCCTTCCACTTTTCATCTCTTCCAGGAACCTCAGACCAATGAACATCAGTTGGAATATACTCATTCTTACCCCTCTCCGCATCGTGCCAGATACGGTAGAAGTGATTCATACCCTTTGGGGTAGAAACAATCAGGACTTTTGTGCTTTGACCTGACGAAATAGTAGGATAAACAGAGGCAAAGAATTCATCAGCAATGTGATTCGGGATGAACGCGAATTCGTCCAAAAAGATGACATTATAAGATCCGCCTCGGACAGCAGATGCAGAAGTAGACGCTGCGATAATTTTGGAACCATTTTCTAGTTCTAATGACCTTTTATTCCATGATACAATACCTTGTTGCATCCACTTTGGTAGTTTCTCATATGCAAATTGTAATCTACTGAGTAGATCCTGTGCAGTGGACGCCTTGTTGGCTAGAATAGCTATGTTTACATTATCATTAAAGACCGCATAATGTAACAAATATGAAACACAAGTTGTAGATTTACCTGTCTGACGAGGCATCCTACAAATATTAAATCTATTTTCGTGGAAATTATTGATTAATTTTTCCTGAAAAGGATACATCTTAAAGGGAATCTCGCCATGATCAAGAGAAACAATCTTGATATAATTTTTAGCAAAATACACAGGATCATTCTTGCACTTGATGAACTCAAGAATTTGTTCCTGTGTAAATTCTACTGGTACATTAGCCTTTTTAAGGTTCGGGTTGCCGAGATAGACCTGATCACTCATAAATTAAAACTTCGCTAAACTTGATACGACTTCTTGTTGTTTGAGATAAAGTTTAAAATAAGCTTTTGCAAACTCTATTGCTTCTTCTCTATCTAACTTATCTATAACCCTCGATTGTTGTTCATAAATCAACATCTTATTAATATCATCAAGTACAATTTCAGAAGGGTCTACATTCATTTTACTTACCTTGAATAACTACGATTGGTTTGGATGGATCGGTAGGGCTTGGATACCACTGCAGTATAACTGCACCTGGATAAAACTTTTCAATTTGCGCTTTTACTTCATCTTTTGAGGGTCTCTTCATATTTGGGAAGAAAAGTTGAAGATTCATCATCGGTCTACCTCTCCAAGAGAAGAGTATAGTATAAACATTACCAGTGGATTGTATCCTTTGATAGTCCTCATTTGTAATTTGTCCAGGTTGGATTACTGAATCTGCAAGAGGTAGAGAAGGACCAGAAAGTTTTCTCAAAGCCGCAGCCTTTTCATTCGGATTACTTGTTCCTGTTGCAAGATTTCTAATCTTTGCTTGTTTTTGTGCCTTTTTATGATCAGAACCAATTTCAAAACTTACTCCCTCATTTGCGGGATGAATATCATTTGGGTCATAAGGATCTGGAGCTAATGAAGGTGGAAGTGAAAACATCTTCCAATAAGCTTCACCATATCTGCACTCTTTTGCAGTTTCATTCTTTTTGCACTTTGGGCAATATCTCATTTGTTCCGACTCTTCTGATACCGGAACGCAATTTGGAACTTCTTTACCTCCTTTCATCTTAGTTGGAGGATTGCCTACTTTTTTACCGGCCCAACACTTAGATGCACCAACATTCTTACGTGCTTGTTTTAAATCTTCTTCAATATCTAAAGTTTTTGGATATCCTTTTTCTCCGGGTTTTGCCGGCCTTTCTCCACGTTTTCTTTTTGCATGGATATTAGCCCACAATCCTCTTTTTTCCTCTTTCAAATCTTTAATCCATTCATCAGGTGTTTTATCGTGTTTTTTAACAAATGCATTATGAAGTTCTTTTGCAGTCATATCATGTTCTTTCATGATACTACGCATTAGTTTGTCAATAGAATCATAAGAAGTATCGTCTAATTTCTTTAATCTACTTTCAAGTTCTTCAACGGCATCTTCATTGATTGGTTGAGTGAAACTTTTGAACTTATAATCACTACCTTTAATGATGTCAACAACATGTGCAAAAGTATTACCATTTGCGTCATGAAGTTCTGTCCATTCTTCCTTTACTTTCTCCATCTTTTTGAGTTTGGAGTAATAATTGGGAATTTCATCTAAATGTTGCAATGCAATATCCATTGCTTCATCATTATCTGTAGTATGTTCATGTTCAACCTTCATCCCCATCTCAAGTTGTTTTTGGATGATTGATGGAGATACTTTATGCTTTTTTGCGATTTCTTCTACTGATTTATGACCTTTGAAACCTTCTTTAACTTCTTTCTTTCTTTCGGTATCATCTTCTCCATGAGAGAGATGATCAGCTACTGTATCAAGATACTCTGCAGCTTTTGTAATCTTTGATTGTACCCATGCTTCTAAATCACCTTCACCTTTGAGTTTAGTCATCAATCTGGTGATTGCAGCTTGTGCAGTTTTAAGTTCTCCGCGAGCCATTGAGAACTCAAAATCTTCTCCAAGAGGTGAAATAGTTTCTAGGTCTGCGAGAATAGACCACTCTTTAAAGGTGAGTTTATCCATTTATGTCTATAAGTTTCCTATTTTTATTTAGATAGATCTGGATTCATGGAACTCTTCAAGAACTTTTGAAGTTCTGCAGTAGATCCCAAAAATACAGCATTGTTAGTAACATTAGTTGGTGCAGATCCTTTTTGTTCCTGATTAATATCTTTCATCTTCTTTTGGAGATCCAAAAGTTTATCCGTAACATCTCCGACATTTTTAATCAGTTGCCCAGCAACCTCATATGCTCTTGGTGAATCAGATTCTTGTGCAAGTTCTAGAATGCCATTAATTGCCTCTTGACCTTTTTCAATAATTGAATAAAGTTGACCTCTAGAATACTCATAATCTTTCTGAAGTTGATCTAGAGATTCTATAGATTTAATTGTAGTAGGTTCTGATTTAACAATTTCAGATTTAATTGGAGTAGTCTCAATATCTAAAGCTTTATCAATGTCTTCAAAACTCATACATCAATACCTTTTGTAGTACTATAAATTTTACCATCACCAAAATCATAACGACTTTCACTGAATCCAAAGTCATCATCCAGATCAATTAATTCATCATCATCAGAATTAATTACGTTAACTGCAGTTCCAACCATATGTGATGCAATATTCGTATTATTTTGACCCCTGTTAACTAATAAAGTATTTCCTGTGATTTGACGAATATACATGGATTCATCATTAACCTGAATATATGAATTTGGTGTCAATCCAGTGGAATCGGAAACATCAAATTGAGAAATTTCTTCTGCAATATCCTCAGCAATTATCGTAATTTCATCATTATTATAATCTTTTAGTGCTCTTGGTTCCGCAACATATCTGAGTTGTCTAGAAGCATTGACTCTATTTGTATCTGCATAATAATCAACTTGTACTTGTTTAATCATAGCCTCATTACCATTTCCCGCTGGACCAAATAGATATGTTTTAGTAACAAAATCTAAAGTATAAATCAAAACTCTTCTACTAGTAAAATCTCCTTCATATTGATCATCCATGGAAATTCTTTCCAAAATCATTGGAATATCTCTTTTTTCTCCAATAGTTGATACGAGATCGACTGTCAAATTAAAATGAGGTTGAAAATAAGGCAAAATTTGTTCTACAATTTGCAATGCATCCTCATTTAGTTTAGACATAATTGAAAGTCTAATATTTACATTATAAGGGACAGGCATAAAAACTTTAGTCATTTCATTATTATTTGTTTTATCCAAAGTCCTAAAAGTCTGCATTGTGGAAGACTTTCTACTGGAATCATATTGAATACCTGTCATTTCAAATGACATTCTTGGTAAAGTAATAGCAACTCTTTTTTTTAAATCTGGTACTTGTTCAATTCTAGCTAAAAATTTCTGCACCGGTCCATATGCAATAGGTACAGTTAAGATACTAAAATCATCTCCTGCGTTATCTTTATGTTTGATTTTAATATCATTAAAAAGTGTACCGAAAGATACTATGGTCTTTCTCAATATTTCGTGATAAAAATAATTTGAGATCATTACAAGTTATTATGGAGTAATAATTATTTAGTATTCTCCAAATGGGTTTCTTTGATTAAAATCTACAATAATGTCTGCAGAATTTTCAATTTCAATATTTTCTGCATAAGCATCCAAAAATTCATTTGTTTGAACTGTGGAAACTTTATAACTTGCTGCAGCTCCAACAATAGATTCACCTCTTGTAAAGTTTCCATCAACAACAGAAAGTTTTAAAATTCTATTGACATAATCCCAACTCTTCACATATCCAGTAGTTCCTGTTCTAGATCCAGTAACAACTTCATTATAATCATAGTCCCCAAATGTAATTGCAGTAGGATCTGTAAAGGATATTGTTGGTGTAAATGTATACCCAGCGCCAGCATTTGAATAACGAACTGCAACTACTGCACCATTTGAATTTAATACAGGTTCTGCCTGAGCATTTCTAATATTAGATGAAATTCCAGTACTTGATGGAATAAATGTTCTTTGAATGAGAATTTGTGGAGCAGTAGTATATCCAACTCCTCCAGAAGAAATACCAATAACCCCAAGAACTCTTGTGTTAATTACTGCAGTTGCAATTCCACCAGATCCACCACCTCCAGAAATAATAACTATTGGAGGTTCAGTATAACCAAAACCTGGATTTGTAATTAGAATTCTATCGATAGATAGTTTCTGATTTACGCTTCTACTTGTCATAATTGCAACAGCTGTCGCTGTTGATCCACCTGCAGGAGCAGTAGAAATTGAAACTCTAGGAGCTGATGTATATCCAGATCCATCATGAATGAGATCAATGTATTGAACTGACTTAGAATTGGGGTTGGTAGTTGCAAATCCTACCGTAGCTACTGCAGTTGTTGCACCAGAGCCAACCATTTGAATAGTATAAATGTTTCCAAGATCTTTTATTGATTCATTAATTTCTATACCACTAGAATCAATTTCTGGTACATCAATAATTTCATCCTCATATTCAAATCTTTCACACCTTAATTCATAAACATAAAGATTATTAAGTTGATAAAAAGGTTTCTTACCCTCAACATATTTAATTTCAAATAAAGATTCGTCGAGAGGAAACCAAATTAAATCTCCTTCTTGAGGTCTATATGCTAGTTTTCTTTCATCTTCTGGCCATAGTTTTAATAAAGGGGAAATAAAATCATCATATCTTTCCTTAGATATTACTAAATTTATTTCATCGTTACTTCTGACACCAAATTTTGTAAGAAGATCTCCATTACCACTAAATCCTTCAAAATTCATCAAATATGCTTCTATGCGAAAACTATCATCAAATTTGGATGCAGTGACTTCTTTAATAACCGTATTTTCTCCAATAATTCTTCTAGGCATGTATAGAACGTCTTGTCCATACATTTTAAGTTGTTCGTTAATTAGATCTTGAATAAGTCTTTGCTCACTCGGAGATCCTTGAAGAAAATAAGAATTGAGTGGTGACATATCAACCTATGAGATCAAGTGGTGGTAATTCGTATTCATCCTTAAGTTGTTGTTCCAATTTTTCTACTTCGGCAACTCCATCATCATAGATTTGCCTTCCATTCAACTGAACTCCACCTGGAAGTAAAACACCATTGAATTTAATCATGTTCTGTCCCCACTGTTTTTTAATGAGAGCAGTAAGATATTTTTTTAACCACCAATCATTATAAAGTTTTGGTGCGTCTGAAGGATCCACAATTCTATAACAATCAATAATAACGTACTCATTTTCACCTACTTGAGACCAGTCTATATCGAGATATAATTTATGATTCTTTTTATTAAATCTGATTTGTGCATGAGGATTTAAAAGAAAATCCAAATCTTCAAGATATCTTTTAACCATTGCATAATTGAGAAGATCTAAAGCACCATAATAATAAACATCATTTAAAAATAATTGATATTTAATATTGAAAAGTCCGTCAGAAATTGTACTGGAATTAATTTTAAGAATATTATTTACACCAATAATAGAGTCTGGAAGTGGAAGATAATTAACTCCCTCAACGTAAGTAAGAGAAGTCAACCCAGCTCCAACAACACTACCAGAAGTAGATGCAGAACCTACTGGACCTGGTTGAGCCAGAGTTGTTTTAGTTGCAGGAGTAAGTTTATGTTTTAAAAATACACGATCGATACCGTCAAAATGACGCTCATGATAATATTGAATTGCATCATCAATTAGATTATCAATCTGATCATCATCTACATTTATCTCTAAAACAGGCTTTCCTAGTTGTTTGAGGCAATAGTCTTTCAACTCCGCTCTACTAGATGGTTGCGCCATAAAAAAATACCCCTAGTCTTCTAGAGGTATTTATAATTTATAGGTTAAGTTTTCACTCGCCCTTTAGTTTTTTGATCTCTCCACGAAGTTCATCAATTTGAACTTGTTGTGCCTTGACCGCTTCAATGAGTAATGCAGTTAAGTTTGCGTATGCGACCGACTTATGGCCATTTGCATCTGTTGTAACTACTTCCGGTACAACTTCCTCAATTTCTTGTGCAATTACACCAATTTCAGTTCCAGGAGTTTCAAGTCTTTCAAAAGTCACGCCACGCATATTGAGAACCTTATCAAGAGCATCTTGAATAGTTTTAATATTCTTCTTGAATCTTACGTCAGAAGATGCAGTTACGGTTCCACCAAATGTAGCATTATTATTTGTAAGATCGATTTGTAATGGCCATACACTATTGACCTGGGTCCAGGTTTCAGTATCAGTTCCCCCACGAAGAACATAGAAAATATTAGAATTACAATGAATCATTGATACATTGTGATCCGTATCTCTCAAGTAAATCGTTGGCGAAGCACTTCTAAGGAATAATGCACCTTGTGTGAATCTGTTGTTTGTATCTGCAGTAATATCATGAGTGGTTGATCTAGAAGTTGTAGAATCTACTCTTGCGCCGGTAATATTACCAGAACCATCTCTGGCGACAATTGTGTTTATTGTTGCTGCAGTGGCAGAATTTAATCCATCAAGTAAATCGGCACTTAAATTAGTTACGGTGGTTGTGGAAGCAACTGTAAATGGTGCTGTTCCTGTTGTAACTGTAGATGTTAATGTAGTTGCGGAAAGAGCGCCAACAAGAGTTAATGCGCCTGCGCCCGTGAGAGTTGCAGCAAGAGTTGTTCCACCATACCACTTGAATGATTGCGAAGTAGTTGGAACTCCAGACCACAGAGTAGCACTTTCAATACCGAAAGCATAGTCTGCAGCAGAAGCACTAATCGCATTATTAAGAACAATTTTTGCACCAGCACTTCTGTTGGTGAATGTTGGAGCAGCAGTACCAGTTGTACCAAAATCAATCCAGTTTTGTGTTGTGCCACTAAATGTAATGTGTGGAGCAGTTGTAGTGCCAGCGCCGTTTAGTGTGATCTTACCAGCGGTAAAGTTACCAGAAGTATCTCTGGAAACAATATTTGCAGTTCCACCCGTGTAAGTGGGAGATGCAGATAATCCGTTTAAGAACTGAGAATTCAAATTAGTTACTTCTGTGGTTGAAGTGACTGATAATGGAGCAGTTCCTGTTGCAATTGTGGAAATTAATCTAGTGCCAGAAACAGTACCATTAAACGTTACATTACCTGTACTACCGAGAGAAAATACATCTGTTCCACTTGAATTTCTACCAATCAAACTGGTAGTGAATTGTAAATAAAGACTATTACCTGAGAATTGAATCTTACCAGCCTTTTCTCCAGTCCATGTTCCGGTAGTAAAGGAAATATCGTAATTTCCACCAATTGCAATTGACTGAGTTGTTAATAATCCCCTTAAAGTTGGAGTTGTTGTTAAGTTATATGCGGTTCCATTACCTATCAGTAAAGCGCCATCTGATGGAGCAGCAGATAGTCCAGTTCCACCCCTAGTTATGGGGATAGTTCCTTGGTGATTCGTAACATCCAAGTGATATGAAGAGTTATTTCCACCTAGAGTTGCAGCGTCAACATCACCACCCGCAGAAGAGGTTTTGATTTGTATCTGACCATCAGAACCAACATTGAATGTTGATGTCTTAAATTGAGCAACACCTAATGTAGAATAAAGATCTAGTGTTGGAAGACATCTATTGAGTCTAATTTCTAGATTTCCATAATAAGTATTAATTCCAACTCCATTAGGTGCATTATCAACAGAAGTTGCAAAAACTTGAACTGGTTGAGTAGTACCAAATCCAACTGAAGAAACTGCCTTAGCCCATGCAGAATCACCTCTTAAGAATGTTTGATTATTCGCAGTTCCAGATGCAGCAAGTCTTGTTGTATTAACAACACCAGAAATAATGTTGGAAGCATCAATATCACCACCTCCAACGGCTGCCCAGTTACTTGCAACCTGGCCAGATGTATTAACAGTATCAGTGAAACTTACATTCTGTTTTGTGAATGATACAATTCCACTTCCATTGGTTCCTAGGGGAACCTGATCCAAAATCAAACCACCAGATGAAGCAAGGGCACTGTTTCTACTTGAATGTAGTGTAAATGTATTGGTAGTTGCAGAACCAACAAAGTAATAATATCCAGTTGTCAATCCTGTTGGTAACGTTCCTAGACCAGCAGCTGCATTAATTTGAACCGGATCACCTTGTGTATATCCATGATTAACTAAAACTATTTGATCGGTGGAAGTAACAATACCAGTTCTCGTAAATGTGTGAGTTCCTGTTCCAGAAGCAGTAAGAGTAACAACGGAAGCAGATGTTGCTGCATAGTTTGTATGCAATGAATACGAACCAATTCCAACTTTTTTGACATAGTAAAAAGTATCTGCAATTAATGGTGCAACTGCCGTTCCAGTTGTTGTGTATTTAACTACGTCACCATCACCAAACGGTTGGAATGTACTTGTAATTCTGGAGTTTGTAAAATCAACATTACCACCAACATCAATGCCTGTACCAGTAAAACTGAAACTAGTTGAAACACCTATGTTAGTAGAAATTGCAACAGCATTTCTATCTGCAATATAATCTGGAAGAGCTGTAGTCGGAGAAAACTTAACATTACTCGTAAGATTTACATATAATCTTGTCTCTACACTAGCAATCTGTACTGTAAAATTGGAACCACCGGATCTACCACCAATTGGAGTAGGATCATTGACACTTAATGTGTCATTAACAGCAAAGTAACGTCCACCAGTGTTAATTGCAACAGCTTGAACTGTACCTGCAGCACTAACAGTAATTGTACCAGTAATTCCCGTACCAATTCCAGTAGCAATATCAAATCTAACCCCAGTATAAATGCCTGCCTGAGAATATCCAGAACCACCACTCAAATTCTTAAGAGTTAATGCAACACCTCTTACAAGACCAGTTGTACCATAACCAACATTAGGGAATGATAATCCAGTATTAGTTGTAATACCTAAACTGGTATTAACTCCAATGTATGGTGGAGAAGTAACAACACCAGTTACTCCACCTTGATTCAATACACTATAAACAATATCACCATCTAGGAAATTATAAACTGTTGAATTGTTTAGTATAATATATTGGGAATATGTATCACTAATAAGTACATATGGAGATTGTGGTTCAACAACTGTATCACCATTTCCAATTTTAGTAGATGGAATTTGGTTATGTAGTTGCAATCTACCAAAATTATATGGAGTTCTATAGTAATTGGAAACCTTGGGTGGAATTAAGTCTGAGTTAATTTGTCCAATAGCATTTAACTGAACAATAGCATTAGGAATAGCATTTGTAGATACCGATTTATCAATAAATCCACCAAGTCTATTATTTAAGAATGTTCTGATAGCTAACTGAGTTGAAACTCTCTTATTAAGAGGTCCGCCCAGTTCATTATCACCTAAACCACCATCAACTGAGAATTCTTCAATTGCAACACCACCAGACAAGGATAATCTAATGGAATCGAGAGTACCAATAGTTACAGTATTGTTGAAGATAATATTACCAGTTCTGTTAAATGCAGTAATAAAATCACCAATCTTAAAGTCACCAAGTTCATTAGTACCAGAACAATAAACACGACCTCCTCTTTCACTAACTTGTTCGGACTTGGTTATTGTTTTACCTCCATTTTGAGGTAGAGCGTTATAATCAATACCAGATCCCGAATATTCCCATGTATGACCAGAAGAGTTGATAATTGAAGGTCTATGCCAATGCAATTTATAAGTTTCTGGTAAGTTTTGCACACCTTGAATTGATTGTCCTACTAAAGTGGAATCAATTTTACTATTAGTTGACCAATAAGTAGTGATACCTGATATAACTGTTACTCCAACTCCAATTGGTGTACCACTATGATCTGTTAAATCAAGTACTGTTGTTCCATTTGAAACAGCAAAGTTTCTTCTAGTTCCTGCAGAAAGTTCAACGGAAACAAGTAGTTTTCTCGTAGTTTGACTATAAGTAACGGCAATACCAACTGCTGTTCCACCAACAACTGTTTGAGTAATTTCTCTACCAGATACAAAGTTACAAGTAGTTCCAATTCCAGTAGCAAGAGTTAATTCCTGATATGAATTATGTCTATCAATAATAGAATATGAGAAAAATTCAAAGGTATTTTTTTGGAATGTGTGAATACCGGTTGATGCAGATGTAAGGTTTACAATTCTTGTTAAAGCATCATCTTCAGTAAGTTGGAAACTATTGGAATCAATGTATTTTACATAATATTGGTTTCCATTAACTAAACCACCGATAATTCTATTAGGAATTACTCCTTCATCTCCAAAGTATACTACGCTATCACTATTATTAAATGGGTGACTAGTGATATTAATTGTATCCGAACTAACGTTAACTACACCACCAGTAGTCACTGCAGTTCCAATAACTTCAGAAGTTATTGGAGATGCCTTAAAGTTTTGAGTAACATCTTGATTTGCATTATTAAAGAATCTTGCAACATATAAATCTTGATCAGATCTACCTAAACCAACTACCTTTAGAGTAGTTAATCCACCAGAAGTACCCGTTGCAGCAATTCTTCCTCTATCAAAAGCAAATGAATTTTGACTAAATCCAGTAGATCTCAGAGCAAATAATCCAAAGTTGGTTGCAGAGTTGGTAATAGACAAATATCCACCAGACTGAGTTAAAGATCCATAACGGCAGAAAATTTGGAAACAAGATACGACCTGTGCATATCCATCATTAATAGTTCTCCAACCAATACCACCAAAAGAAACCATAGTAAATGCGGCCGCAACCATAGATTTACCTTGTTCGGGTTGTTCCCCAAGTAATGGAATTTCTGCCTCTTCTCTAATAATAGGTGTATTAGGTGATTGTACTTTACTTCCATCTACAAGAATACCATTTGCACCTAAGAATGAAAGAATTGAACAGTTTTGAATGTATGGGGATCTTGAAATAATTGGTTTATCTGTTTTGGTTGCATATCCAGACCTAGAAGTTGTTGGATCGGTAGGATCATCAAATGCAACTGCATAATCCCAAGTTAATAGTGGAATGCCAGCAGCATCAACATTGTCCTTTAACGCAAATCCAGTCACATAACATCCATTTCTAACTCTGAACATGTCCTTGCCAGCGTTCAGAGGTCTAATAATAGTGTTCCTTAGGTTATCCCCAACAACAGCAATATCATCGTAAAGTAAAATTGGGTTATCTTCAATGTAATCACCAGCTTCAACGATAATACAAACAGGTTTTGATTGCGTTTGTGGTAGTGATAATGTTGGAGCAAGTGCAGTTCCAAATCCAACAATGGTAGTTACAATTCCAGCGTAGTTAACAATTGCAGATCTAACATCAGCACAATCAGTCAATCCAATACTGGTAGATGCTATTCCAACTAAACTACCAGATAATAAGGCAGTTGTGAGAATTCCTACAAGACTGTCGATTGTAGACCTTGTATTTGCACAAACATTTGGATTTTTGTTAGTAGATCCAACAGAAACATCATTTATAATTGAAAGATCTTGATAATTTAACCAGTTTGTGACAGCGCGTTTTGCATAAGTCCCCAAACTTCTGAAAGCATATACAGAAGCAGTTTCTTCTCCAAGAACTCCATTTGTTACTAATGTTCCAGCACCATTGAAGTATTTCTTAGTTGCATATATGGTATGTTGGTTTGTTCCATAAGAAACGTCTTGTGCAATAGCATCAACAATATATCCAAGATCTCTAGCACACTTACGACCACCAACAACATTAGTTGTACCTATACCAACAGAACTGACTCCAATACCAAGAGTACTAATTCCTGTGAGATTTCTTACATTATATGTAGAATTAACAAGGAAATATCCATAATTTGTAGTGACTCCAATACCAGCAGTACTTCCTGCAGCAACACTACTAGTTACAATACCAGTTAGAGCTGCAATTGTGGATCTAACATTTGCACAAGAATTGGGACTTGTGTTAAATCCAGTGACAGAATCTGCAGTAATGGTTAAATCTCTACCATTAAGTTGATTGGTAACTGCAGACTGCATTAAGTTTCTTGCACTTTCAAACACATAATTTGATTGAGCAGTCTCACCAACTAATCCATTTCCTAATGGAGCTCCAACATTGGTGAAATAAAATCCAGTAAATGATCTCGAATAATTATTACCACCAGTGAATACGTCTGTAGAAACAGCATCAACAAAGAATGAAGTGTCTCTAGCGCACTTCCAAATGCCCGCAGTAGTACCAAATCCTATTACATTGAGGTCAAAATTACCTAGGTTGACTGCAGGTAGACCAGAAGTAGTTGCAGCTCCAATTGCTGCAGTAACAATTCCCACAAGAGTAGTAATATTATTCTGTACGTCAGTACATGCAGTTGTATTTGCAACCCCAACTGCATCTACTTTAGTTCCAGTATAAGTCGTTGGTCCGCTGGAAATTCCAAGATTCTTATTAGTTAGCTGGTTAGTAATCGCATTTCTCATTTGAATTCCAGCTTGTTGGAATCCATAAATTGTTTGCTGTTCTTCACCAGCTAAACTTGTCGTCCCTACTCCAACAAAATAGAATCCAGTAAATTCTCTTGCATAATTATTACCACCAGTGAATACGTCTGTAGAAACAGCATCAACGAAATATCCCAAATCTCTTTGACACTTATCTGAAGATACTCCAGATGACCAGAGTGTGGGATATTGAACATTGATTGCTGTCATTGCAGTGGCAACAATCTCATCTCTATTAATTTGAATTAACCTATAGGCATCATAATATCTGGAATCTTTTGTAGTTGATCCAATACCCGGCCCAGGTACATAGAATCCTGTTGGGAATCCAATGGCAAGAGATGCCATAGATTTATCAACAATTTCTTGTTTATTGATTGTAATTAACTTATATGCATCATAATATCTTGATCTCGGATTAGTTTCTACTTCTCCGGGGAAGAAGAACGTCGAACCAACTCCAACTGCAACAGAAGCTAAAGATTTATCAATAATTTCTTGTCTATTTCCTATAATAAGATTTCTAGCATCTTTTGATCTATGGAAATAATTTGTATTATTATTAAGAGGATCTTGTACGAGTGTAAAATCAAAAGTTTGGGTTACTGCAGTTTGATATAATGTAGGTGGTGTTTGACTATTAATTACGTATTGTGCGAGGAATTTTACATAATCTACCGCAAAGATAAATGGTTCTTCTTCTCCATCATATGTACCTGCACCTCTAATATCAGAACCAACGGAAATAGATTTAGAATTTCCACCAAATCTAACGTCATATGTTATAGCATCTACTATAGAACCTATACCAGATTTCCAGTTTGATGAATTAAAATCTGGGAATATTGTAGAAACGCCAATGTTTTCATAATTAAACTGTACATAAGCAATTGATTCTTCTTTAATAAATTCTTTATTTGACTCTAATAGATTTCCAGCATCAAGATATCTTTGTCCTGGAATTTGGAAACTATCAAATGAAGCTAATTGAGCTGCCTTTTTAATTGTTCTGACAGGCAAAGCTTTTCCATCATAGGAATCATCTCCATTTCTGGCAGAAACATAATATCTAGCTTCATATAATCCAGCGGTTGTAAATCCAAGTTTACCGCCGCCAGCGGGATCAATTCCAAGAACTTGTCCAGCTCCTCCAATATTAGGTGGAAGTACTATTGTATAATTGGATGCAATTCCAGATTTTGATAGCTCAATTTTAACTGATTTGTCTTGGTTGCCTAATTGTGTATTAATTCCAACAAATGTAAGGGTACTTACACCTACTCTATTAAAAGTAGTTACACCAGTATATTGAACATTAGCTCCTACTAAGTTTGTAATCTCACCCCTAGTGGAAATAAATGTGGATACGCCAGTAATTGTTGCATCATCACCGGAAATGCGAATAGATGCAGTTCCAACAGTAAGTACGCCAGTAATTCTTGCATCACCATCAATAATTACATCAGTATTTCCAATACCAACTGTTAGACTTCCTATGGTTGCAATGCCACTATAATTAATATCAGATCCATTTAAATAAGTTATTACACCAACAAAAGACTCTAATCTTTGAACCGTACCAACACCAGTTGCGTTAAAATAAGTAACAAATCCAGTATTAGTATAAGAAGTGCTAATAAAAGCAGTATCAAGTGTAGAAAATCCTACTCTAGCTGACGTTGTAATTCCAGAATTTACATTAACAGTATCAAACCATCCATTAGTTAAATGGCCAGTTGTTCCAAAACCAACGGAATAATATAAGTCATTTATATAAGCAGCACTTGTAATTCCAACTGAAGTAACTACACCGGAGTTTATTTTAGCGCTGTTGACCCATGCGGTATCCTGAATATGAAGTTCTGTAGTTACACCAACATTAATATAAGCTCTATTGATAGAACTAGTTCCAATATTAAAACTAGTTGAAATTCCAACATCAATATTTGCAGTGTTTATATTACCGGTTGTAATGTTAGCATTTGTGATAATGCCAGAATTTACATATGCAGTATTAACTGATAAATTTGTTCCATATAAATCTGTAATAATTCCAGCAGCGGAATATAAGTTAGATGCAGATATATTTGTTGTATATAAATTAGTAATAATTCCAGCAGCGGAATATAAGTTAGATGCAGATAATGTAGTAGTATATAAATTAGTAACAATACCTGAAGCTATGTAAGCATTTGACGAAAGTAAAGTATCAGCAGTTAATCCTGTTATAATTCCTGTAGTAACATATAAATTATCTATTCTTGCACTAGTAATTCCAACAGTTGTTAAAATACCAGCATTAATGTAAATAGTATTAACTGATGCCGTATTGATTCCAGCAGATGTTATAATTCCAGAATTAACAAATAATTCATTTATATTTGCATTTACAATTCCAGCCGTTGTAAGAATACCGGTGTTGATATATACATTGTTTATAGAGGCAGTATTAATTCCTGCAGCAGTTATAATACCAGAATTAATAAATGCATCTTGACTATAAGAAGTAATAATTCCAACTTCTTCTAAAATTGATTGATACGCATTAAGATAAACTAGTTGGGTTCTACCACCAAATGGATTAGTAAATGTTATTAATGTAGAACCAGTTCCAACTTGGCTATGAGCACTGGATATTCCAATACTGTTTATTCCAATTACAGTTACAGTTGCCCCAACACCAATAAGGTTATTGACATTTTCGGAAACATTATATCCACGTCTAATATTATCTGTGGAAATTCCTGTAATAAAAAATGGATTGGTATCACTTAAAGTACCTTCTCTAGAAACTCCCGGATCACTTCTTACAAATAAGCTACGAGCATCAATATCACCAACAAAATATGAATCCCCAACTACAATAAACTCAAAAATTCCAGATACTTGGGTGGAATTTAGATTTACAGTATTACTGGTAGTACCAATTCCAATAAAACTTTTGTTTACGATTGCTTGTTGTACAGTAGAACCAAAACCGGTTCCAACCAAATAGTGGCCACCTACCGTAACACCATCGTGAACAACAGCTACATCTTGTGTAGTGTCAATGGTTAATTCTCCAACCGCTCCCGTAAAAACCTGATGTTCTGCTGTAGTTCCTCTTCTAAGCTGTACCTGCTTGGTCATAGTACTATAGGACTCAAATTACTATTTCTTCTGATATATTTATCAGATAAAAAATTAAATAATAACTACATAAGTTCTTGGAATTTGGAATGGATTATTAACCGTAGAAGCTGAATTTGGCTGAATGTAAATTGTTCCAATTCCAATATAAGTAGATTTTGCAAATAATTCAAGAGCTGAAGAAAATCCAAATAGAGTTCCTGAAGTATCATCATATATTCTTGTTAGAGATTCATTCGAAGATCCGAGAATATTAATTGTACCCGAACCATCTGGTGATGGAATAAAGATAACATCTGGATAAACAAGTTCACCTGAAAGACTTATGGTTCCAAAACCAACTTGAGTATATGTTGCAATTTCCGAAGTTATTGCATTTCCACTCAATGTGAATAATCCAATACCTACAACTGGATAATCCGATTCTATGAATGTCGTTGCAGATCCAGAAATCTGGAAGAGAATTGTAGATTCTGGAGTTTGTGTAGAATAAGATTCCGAACCACCAGATATTGTAAAAAGATTTCCAGATCCAACATATACATCTCCTTCACTTTGAGAAGAAGTCTGTGTAATGAATATTGTACCAATTCCATATTCGGAATGAGTAAGTTTGATATTTTGATATGTTCCAGATAATGTATAAAGACCAGACCCAATTCCAGTGTATGTGGCAATTTCTGAAGTGAATGCACTTCCATCAAAATCAAATAGAACTGTATTCTTTACCGGATTTGCAGTGAAACTTACATATGCTGAATCTTGGTCATCACATGTAATTGATTCGTTATCGCATGTATCATAATCATTATCGACATTATGATGTACAAATCTAAAGAATCCTCTAGCTGGATAATTTGGAACATAGAACGTACTTGAAGATCCATTAAGAGTTACAGATCCGAATGCAGTGTAACTATTAGTAATCGACTCTTCAATAAATCCATTAATAATATAAAGTACTTCAATTTCTGGTGTTTGTGCTGAATATACTTCGAGACTTATTCCGGAAATAGTAAAGAGTTGTGTATCTTCTGGGGTTTGTGAAGAGAACGACTCTAAAGCAGATCCAGAGAATTGGACGGTTGATAATCCAACAAAAGAATTGGTAATTCTTATGTCAGAATCTCCACTAAGATTTAATTGGCCAGATCCAACATAATTATTAACCTCTTTCTCAATAGTTGGAGATGTTTGCTGAGATATAAATATCGTTCCAGAAGTTCCTGGATTGTTATCATTTCCATAATAACCATATACTGCAATTTCTCGTGTTGATGAAATTCCAGAAATCGTTGCAATACCGGAAGAAATATAAGTTGTTCTAGTAAAGCTCCAAGACTTACCTATTCCAAGAGGAGCATATGGATATTGGACTTGTGGGCTAAATCCGGTAATTATATTAAATAATCCAGTTCCAGTATATGGAGTTAATGGACTGTATTTTGCAATATCATTAGTTTGATCAAACTTAAATGTACCAATACCAGAACCAGAGTTGAAATCTCCAACTTGGAATCCATATCTGTTGGAATATGTTTTAGCATCACGAGGATTACCATCTCCATCAGGTTCAAATCCTGCACCTGGTACGAATCTAATTCCTGTTGTACCAACTCCAATATTCTTTTCAATTCCATAATGTGGAATAAGATCAACTTCTGGGTGAACTAAAGAAGTATTGGTAATGACAATTGGATCTGGATTTTCACTTACATATTCAGAATTACGATTATATGTTGCAGTTTTATTTTGATCAAATTCAAATAATATAGTATCTTCCGGAGTCTGTGCAGAGTAAGATTCTAATCCAGTTCCGAAAATAGTAATTGTACCATCACCAATATAAGAGTCAATATCAGATTCTAATTTTTCTCCTACAAATGTGAGAGTTCCAATACCAACTTCCGAATAAGTAAATTTAAGGTCACTAGAATCAACATTTGAAGTTGATATGAATAATCCGGAAGAGTAAACAAATAGTTGAGTACTTACTGCAGGTTCTGCAATAAATCTCTCTATCGCACTAGAAATTCCTGTTAATTGAATTCCAGTAGTTCCAACTCCAATATTCTCTTCAATACCATAGTGAGGAGTATAATCAATGTTTGGATGAAGTAGATTTCCAGATATTGTAAATAGTCCAGAAGGTACAAAATCTTGATATACGGCAATTTCTCTTGTAGAGGCAATTCCAGATAATGTGTAAACAGGATTATCACCAATATAACCTTTTCTTGTATAGTTCCAAGATCTGCCAACACCGGGTCCAGGTAACCATGGATATTGTTCTTGTGGACTTAAACCATTTAAAAGATTAATAGTACCAAATGGTTTGAGTCCCGAAGTAACATTTAATTCACCATAATTTTCAAAATTATTTGCAATATTAGATATAAATCCGTGATCAGCAAAGTCAGTCGAAATACCGGTTATTAACTGCCAATCTTCTGCATTAATATCAACAAATTCATTATATACATAAGTTCTACTTTCTCTACCAAAATCCAGACTAAACAGAGTTCCAGTTCCAAGCCAAGCAAATGAAGCTTGAAGATTAGTATAAAATCCGGTAAAGATAAAGGCAGTTGTTCCAATACCAATATTTTTTTCAATACCGTAATGTGGGGTCAGATCCACTTCTGGATGTACTATAGGTGTTCCAGATATTGTGAAGAGTTGTGTATTTTCTGGAGTTTGTGCTGAATAAACTTCTAATCCAGTTCCGGAGAAATAACCAGCACCAATTCCAACGTAAGATTCAGTGTTACTCTCTATAGATGTTCCAGAAATAATTAAAAGTTGAGTATCCTCTGGAGTTTGAGCAATATAAGATTCAATTGCAGTTCCGGAAACTTCAATAGTTCCGTTTCCAGAATAAGATGGAGTATAATCAATATCGGGATGAACAAGATTTCCAGAAAGGAATATAGTTCCACTACTAGTATCTGCAGGTTGTGGATATAAATGCTCGCCAGGGTTTAATCCATAAACCTGAATCTCTCTCGATTCCGCAAACGAAGTGGAAATCGATATGGATCCAAATGGATTGAGTGGAACTAGTTCAATAGGTGTAGAAATTAAACCATTGTCTACAAAAGGATCGTGGATTGAAGCTACAAATCCATTATCCTCAGGATCAAGTGTTGTTGGAGTAGATATTAAACCTAAATCTTCAAACGCAGAGAAAGTGCTAGTATTATCATAAACATACGTTCTCGATTCTATACCATAATCAGAGAAAGTTATTGTACCAACAAAAACTTCAGAATATACTATTTTGACTTGTGCCTGCCCGTCAAAATAAAGTCTATAATTTGGATAAAATTCTGCAGAACCACTGACAGAAATTTTCCCAAAAGGTGTAAGAGTACTAAGTAAAACAGGATTAATTATAAATGCATAATCATCAATAGATGATCCAAAATCTTCACTTAATTGTCCATAATCAGTACCAATTTCAGTAGTTATGTTTACAATAAATCCATAATCTGGATTACTGGGAACTGTAGAGAAAATATTATAAGAATATGATACCTTTTCTAAAGCCGTCTCAGCGACGGTCTGATCCATTCGCAGAGTACCAGAAGCTACGTATGGTCTTAATGTTCTATCTAATCCATGGCCAATTTCAAATACTGTTCCATTACCATCCCAAACAAATATTACATTTTCAGTTATAGCTCCAGTATTAAATAAAGTTCCAGTTCCCAAATAAGAATTTATTTCTGCAGAAGAAACCTCAGATTGTTGTATTGAAATTGATCCAAAAGGAAGTAACGTTTCCGAATTAATTATATAACTATAATCTTCCCTCTGTATAAAATAATTATCAAAAGTTTCTGGTACTAAATTACCATCAAATGTAATATTTGTGGATGAAAAGTTATTTTCACTTCCCAAAATATCCCCATAAGGTATTTCAGATGATGTTTGCGGGGAAATATAAGAATAATCTTCTAACTCATTTACGGCTGCAGAAGTTATGCTCCCATAATCTTCACCGGAAAAGGGATTTATTCCATTAATAGTGTTGTATGTAAATACCCGCATTGGAGCTTACCCACAAATATGAATACGAATAAAAAGGAGGATCGCCATAAAAAAGCAATCCCCCACATCTACAGTTAAAATATTATTTTTTTTAAATAAAATCAATCAAGAGCAACATTTAGAGTAATTTTGATTTGGTCTCCATTATTTTGAATGGAATATGGACCATTTGTAAATCTCTCAGCATACATAATAGAACTATAAAGAGTTGCAGTACTGAGACCTGCAGTTGCATTTGGAGTTGGGGTCAAGGAAGGTGATGTGTAGAATTCATTAGCATTAGGAACAGAGAATACTGTATAAGTTCCAGAGGACAATGTAGTATTTCCTGTACCAGCAGCAATATAAAGAATATCTCCAGCTACTAATTGGTGTCCATTTGCTACGATCTTACCATAACTAAACGTTACCGAGGGATCAGTGGCAACTTGAATATTATCAATTAAAGCCTTGTCTAAGTATACTACTTTTAATGCTCTGTCAATACCAATAACTTTAGTACCAGTTTGAATGCCAGCATTTCCGCCAACAACCATTCCCAAAGTAAGATCATCAACACTTTGATCTGGATCTACAGTAACATAAAGATTACCTACAACTCCAATTACTGGGTCAGTATTATCACCTTTAGTTACCGTAGTTCCTACACCAACAGAAGCAGCGTGTACAACACCCTGAACAGCGACAGGCATGTTGTTTGCACGAGTTACATAATAACCATAGATATCTCCAGCATCACCAGTGAATGTAAATGTTTGTTCTGGATATGTAGCAGTAGTGCCAGAACCTACCTGATTAATTCTCCAACGAGAACCGTTAAGAAGAATTCCAGTTTGTGATGTATAAGTTTGATCAGATCTATTATTTACGCAATATGGATAACCTGTATAAGGAGCAAATCCATAAGCATTGGTGTTTCCAATTCCATATGGTTCAAAATATGCAGTAGCAGAAGGAACATCCGACTCAGCTGGAGTCGTGTTACTTGTAAAAAGTTTTAAAACTAGATTTCTAGGAGACTGGTCAGCAAGACTTGCAGTGTGGTTGTTCTGTGCAACCAAGTATCTGAGTGACTCAAGTTCTCCAATATTTGGAACTAATAGTGCCATTTAAACAACTCCCCTACAGGTTATAATTTTTTAGTAACTATCTTTATTTATAATTTTAATTTTAAAGATATTAAAAATCTATTGATATTATTCACGGCAATAACATCAAAGGTTAGAATATCTCCAGAAACAAGTGTTTTATCCCAATTTGATAAACTATCATCTCTCACTTTTCTTGAATTTGTCATTTGGGGATAAGTTTCACCCACTATTGAAGAAAATGTTGGGAAAATTGTATAATTTGATTTTTTAATATCAATAGTTAAATCCCCCTGTTGATCTGATAAAATGACTAATGATTCAAGGACTCCACTGACATCTAAAGTTACGGATCCTTTATTTCCAGCAAGCATCGCAATTGAACCACTATCTATAACATAATTAATAGTTCTTGTTAAATCCGCAGTAGTAGCTAAAGCAATTATAAAAACATCATCACCAGGATTTGGAGCATTTGTAAAAATAATATTATTTGTTGATGTTGTATAATCTTCGATGGGCTCCATTACAAGATTATTTTTAACAACAATAAGTTGTTGATCATTTATAGGAACATATGAACTTCCACTCGCATTTAGACCAAAAGTATGTGCAACTCCAGTAAATTGCGAATTTATATTATCAAGGATAATATTACCATACTGAATAGATTTAGTAGGAATTTCATAATCAACACCAATTCGGTATGGACCGGGTTCATTTAACGTTACTAAGTAATCTGTCATTATGATACTCCTGGAGTTACCAAAACATTTCCTTGAACAGCTCTGCTTCTGTAAGAATTAGGAGAAATAAGAATAACATCATAAACATAACGACCACTTTCAATTGAGTCTGTTGCAGTGTATCCCATCGAAACCGCAATTTTTCCATTTAATCTGTCAACAAAAGAGAGAGTTAAAGGGTATGCAGTAGAAGAAGTTGGATGTTTTCTAATGGAAGAAATTCCAGAGTACCCAGTCAAATTTAATGGTGCATTATTAGTATTCCTGATTGTAAAGGTGGCTTGAAAGTCAACCCCTTGTTCAAGAACTAAGTTTACATTCCTTGCCGCCATTATTAGAATCCGTTTTTAAGTATTTATGAGTTAGAGTCTAATTTAGAAAGAATAAGTTTCATAATGTCTTTTATCTCACTAACTTCATTTTTTAAACTCTCAATTTCTTTCTTATCACTAATTTTATTTTGTTTCATAGTCAAATATGCATCAAAGTCTTTATCTGAACAATTAACAATAGCCCCAGAAATGTGATCTCTATACAATCCATTATGACCTTCTACTGGAATTAAACTCATATCAGATAGAAGCAATTGCTCTTAGATCTCTAATTTTAGGAACAAATGCAGAATTTGTACCTGTCATTAAGATTTTTATTTGGAATCCTTTAAATTGTGGTAAAGATGGAGTTGTAAATTCATAAGATTTAAAATCATCCTCAGAAGAAGCGGATAAGACTTTCTTATCCGGAAGTCCAGTGTTATTTGAAGAATTAATTATCTGACCATTTGTATCTAGATTATTGTATCCAGGGAATAATTCCCATAAAGGTTCTGAATTTGAATCTGATCTGAATAACCTATAAAGAACTCTTATATCACTAGTAGAATGTTTAAATGCATCAAATAAAACTTTAATGTTATCTGCAGATTTTTCCAACCTTACAATTTTACTCAAATAAACAGCAGCAGTAGGATCTTCATTCAAAGAATTAATCCTAGAGTCCGTAGAATAATTGGAAACCTTAGAATTTATTCTATTTGCAATAGTAATCAAATTAATTCTATCCAAATCTATCATTGGAGAAACCTTACTATCTTCCGTGCTCATTTCCAATTCAATTGTAAATGACTTGTTTCCTGGATAATCTGCAAGGTGGATTGTTTCATTAATTTTTGAGGCTATGAGTCTAGGACTACTAAAATCATTTGTTTGATTTAAAGTAATTTCTTCAAATCCTTGATCAACAAACGGAATCAAATCACTATCTGGAGTGGATGCAGAAAATGTTCTAACTTTTGCGGATACTGAAGTTCCTTCAGGTAACATTATTTGGAAATTGGGTAGTATAGAAACAAATGGAATATTTTGAGTGGCTTTTGGACCTTTTACTGATCCAACTAAAGGAACAATGTCGTAAGATCCACAAGATTTATCTTGTTTGAAATACAACTCTGGAAAATTATTCGAGTTTCCGGAAGATCTATCAACTCCACCAGTATTCATTCCCACTCTAATATAATAATAATCCAAATCTTCTGGATATTTTGATTGGTCTGTTTCAGACAAAGTATGTGTTTTATTAATTCTTCTTAAAGAAACTCCGTTAAGTTCATACTTATAAACGGAATCACCTATAGAATATGTTCCTGCAATAGATCCATCAATATTTCTCGTTATACCGGTCAAAGAACTTGTAGAAGTAACAATTCCAGTGTACTTAACGATTTCGGAATCAATTAAAATATATCCAGGATTTAAAGAAGATACCGGAATATTTTCAAAACTAGTAAATATTCCAACAGAATTTAAAACAATATTAGAAGTTGATGAAGAAGAATATGAAGCACTTAAAGTTGATGGTTTTAAGTCTGGTTCTATTCCGGATATAGTCACTCTATCGTTTGATGAATACATTCCATGATTATTGTGAGAAACTTTAAAGTGCAATCCATCTGTAATGGTATTGACATACGTAACGTTTGCATTTGATAAGGAACTTGTACCAGATGTCCCAACATAAAATAAAGCGTCTGTTGAATTTTGTTGAGGCGCTCCCTGAACTCTATCTATTAATAAAGAATTAAATGCTGAAATTACTCCAATATTATTTGGAATAGAAAGTATTAGGTTTTTACCAAGACTATCTGTTTGAGTATAATCAATAGTTAATGCATCCCCATATACGTACCCAGTTCCACCAATAGAGACTGTTGCTGCAATAGCAACCCCATTTTGTACACTTAAATTAATTTTTGCTCCTACACCATTACCAGTCAAAGAAATCAAGTTTACGTCAGAATATGTTCTAAAAGATGATGTAAATGCCGAACCAACAGAAGTTAATGTCAATACGCTTCCTATACCTATTGAACCAACTACACTTTTCAAATTGCCACGGAAATTTCCATTATTGTTTTGTAGAATAGTTACTCCGTTAGATAGACCAGAAACTTCAGAAGAAGTTAAGCTCTTACCCAAACCTACAATAATAGATCTAGAAATGCAGTCAAGGGGATTTGGTCTCAAACTTATTATTTGTCTGTTACCTACATCCAAATTCGGATTATAAAACCTTACAGTTGAAGAACCATTATAAAAATTAGCTCTATAGATAGTTAATTTCAAATCTTCAAGTTGACTTGGATCCCAAGTAGCACCATTTTGAGATTTAAATAAGGATCCTAAAAGTGGTTGTTGGGAAACAATAATTTTTTCAGATTCAATTTTATTTGTTGTACTTACATCCTCTTCACCCATTCTGGAAATGAAAACCCTGTATTCATCAGAAGCAGAAAGTAAAACTATACAATAGGATTTACTTGTTTCACAATAAACGGGAGATGGGAATGTAAAAGTTGTTGGTTTAGATGCATCATCTGAAAGAATAACTTGAGACGGATCTAGAATTACTTCACCAAATGGAAGAATTTCTTGAGTTGGTAAGCCAGTTTGCATGGTTCTTACCTGCATTGTTATTGGCAAATTCTTAGTATCTTTAGTTTTAAAGTATACATCAACTTTTGTAATAAAAATTCCTTTTTCATCCGGAACTTCAAATGATTGAGCAAGTGGATCAACCCATCTAGTTTGAACGACAGTTCTATCTTTAAAAGAAGTGCTTGCTACAGTTTCAGTTTTTTCTGAAGTTAAAGTCCGTTCGTCAGTCTTTACTAATCTTTCAACTTTTGCATTTCTAATTCTCAAAGTGGTTTCTTCAACATTATTGAGAGTTCCAGAAGAAGTGAACCTTGTTTCTGCAGTGCTATCTGTAGCACCTGATATTGTTACATTTGTTGAACTAGTAGTTAATGTAAATGTTTTTGTTCCTGTTTCAAAAGAAGGAGTTGATGATAGATTTGAATTTGGAATATATAGTGATCCAATTAGTGTTCCGGCAGAATCGGTAACCAATCTAACTTCTTTGATTTTTGCAACAGCCCCACTAGTCTCACCTTTTATTTGCATACCTTTTACGATGTTTCCATAAAAACCAGAGGAAGATTGCAATTCAAGACTTGCAGTGTCAATGTTTAAAATAGTTGATGTACTTGAGTATGAATTTGGAATAGTTTCAGTTGGAGTATATGGATTTTCTGCATATACTTGAGTCGATTGATTATATGGACCATATTTATGATTGGGACTTGCCAATCTTACTCTTATAGAACTTGTACCAGAAGATCCTTGAATAGTTTCCCCAATAATAAAAGTTCCACTTTCCATCTGAACTTCAATCAATTTGGGTATTACATACTTATTCATATCAACATTATCAAAAAATGCATATAATTGAGTTTTTGGTTTTAATCTTCTAGCAACAAATTCTATATTTCTAGATCTCATTATATGAATTATTTCATTAGATACAACCTTGGATCCCAAATTTACAGTATCAACTTGTTCGGAAACTTTATATTGAATTCCTTGTCTATTTTGTTTTGTTGTAGTTAACGTAGTTATATTTGTAAAATCTGTATATTGATCTCTAAAGTTTGTTCTAGTTGTAATTGGAATTCCTCTACCGCCCTGGAAATTTCCTCTAGTAGTTGTAGAACTTAGTTCATTTGAACTAATAAACACGGAACCCATGTTTCTTCTTCCAACTTCTTTTTTACCAGTCCATGTAGTTTCCCAAGAACCCCAGGATATAGGAGATAATCCACTATTACTATCAACTCCCAATTGTTGAATAGTTAAATTGTAACTTCCTTCTTGATCAACAGTTTTTTTAGTTCCCTTTGTTTCAATCCAAGTATCTGTGGCTGGATTCAATTCTATTGTACCGATCCAATTAACAACATTAAATGGATTAACATTTTCAATTCTAGTTGCAAATTTATTCTGCAACCATTGTACATCTGTATATTTTAAACAAACTATATCACCAACCTTTACAGTATTTGGATTTCCCAAATCTTTTACAAATCTCAAATCTGCATTTGGATTTGAAGTATTAGCGACACCAATAACGGCTTCAGATCCCAAAAGAAGGTCTATTGAAGTTGTGTAATGTTGTGGTCTGAGGTTACCATTCTCACTATCAATACTACACTTGTGCATTGGATCTCCCAATGATCCTGAAGCATCGGATTTAAAATTATCTACAAAAAATCCGGTTTTAAACCTATCTAAACCAGTTTGAGAATCCTTTAAAGTCAAATTTTTTGTATCAGATTCTAATAGTGATAATGATGTGTAATACTCTACATTTTTTAATCTATCTTCAATCCTTGTTATATCTTTCATTCTATAACGTTTATGAGATGTTAGTTGAACTCTCACATCTCTACTAGTATAAACGTATGCTGGCAAAAATATTGTTGCAATTTCTAAAGAAGTTTCTACTTCAGATGGAATTTGTGGATTTAAAGCAGGAATACCCTCATTTAGAAAAAATTGGCCAGATTTATTAACATATAACTTATCTATTCTACCAATATAATACTCATAAGATAATAAGAGATTTTTATCTTTTGACAAATTGAAAGGAGTTGAATTTGTAGATGAAGTAAAAGTTCTGGATTTATGTTCAAATGGGGAATAGTTGCTAGTAGAATTATCATACGGAGAAACTCTTGGCCTTAAATCTATAATATCATTAGCTCTAAAAATATCAATAAAAGGAAGATCTTTAGAAAATCTTTCTTTATCATAAGAACTTACTGCAACAAAATCTCCGGTATCAGAAGGATCAATATAATAATTATTAAAAATAATTTTTAATTTTTTGGTAGGAGGAATAATATTTTCTTTCCTAGAAATAAAAGAATAATTGGAAATCTCAAGTTCTTGTCCAGAATTAAAAACAAAATCATTAACGATATTTCTATCACCTTCAATCACTGAAACTACTTTTCCACTAACATTGGATTCTGTAAAAAGTACATTTTCATCTTTAATAAATGTATTTTCATTTACATATACAAATTCTATTTGATTGCTTCCATTATTATTAACCAATGTAGCAACAGCATTACTACTTTCCCCACGAATCAATTCGCCTTTTATGGAATTTAATATGTTTGCATTAAAATTTGTCAATTCTAATTTTGGCAAATCCGGTTCATTTGAGTCCGATGATTCAAATATTCCAAGTAAAGATGTAACATCTGGGAAACCAAGAGAGATATTCGTATCTTGAACTCTTGTTCCATAAACTGAACTATAAGTCAATCCATCCGAAAGTGTAGTGTTTCCAACTCCAGAGGAAGGATTTGATGATCTTGTGATATTTAAAATTGATGCTCTATTATATACTTTCTTTCTTGGTTTTAATTTTTTCTTTTTGAGAGTTGCGGTAAGAGTTGCTGATCCATTCTCAGTCAATCCAATCAAATTTATAGTTCTAGCTGAAGTAATGAAAAATTTGGAAGAAGTAAGAGGTTCAATATTTCCATTCGAATATACCAAACTATAATCTTCTTCATCAAATGGTTCGAGAGTAACATCCAATCCTGTCTCTAACGTTGCTGTCAAACTATTTGAACTAATCGTAACATCATAAGATTTTTTAAAAATTATTTCACCATCACTAACATCAACCGATGATATATTTGTGTTTTCAAATTCAGTAAAGAAATATGACTGTTTAAAATTAAGTAGTTCTGGAACTACTTTTACAACATCAGAAGAGCTTATTGAGGATGCAGGTAAGAATCCACTAGATACATTAGAAACTGAAGTTGTTGATTGAATACCTATAGATTTTAATGTCGTATTAACAGAAGAAACTATATTATAAGTTGGTAAAACTTCACCAGGTTTCGTATATGAAATAATATCTCCAGTATTAATACCAACTCCAAAAGTTAAACTTGAAGAGGTAATAGTACTAATTCCACCAACAGAAGTTGAAATTGTAAAAGTAGATCCCTGAGGAGCTAAGAGTAGTGGTTGAGATAATATTAAATCTGCAGTAAATGATGATCCATCTAAACTTACTAGTTGTCTTGCATCATATAAAGAATAATCTCTAACAGAAGTAATAGTTCTGGAAATATCTTGTTCATTTATTTTTAAAGGTTCATCTTTTAAAAATGTCCCAGAAACTTCATATAAAACAAGTTGATTTGAATTACTAACATTATTAACCAAATACCCAGAAGCTGAACTATTTTTACCTTGAATAAAAGCGGGAGTATTTAATGTAATTGTTGAATTTAAATTTAAATATGTATAAGTTTGTATGTCATATAAAGAAGTTTCAAACAAAGTTGAATCATTGGAATATTCTGAATTTTTTAATTTTAAATCATATACTCTAGCAATACCTATAGGAATACCAGATGCAGATCCTTTAGTGGAGGTTCTTTTCGAGTAAAGATTTATTTGACTAGTTGTACCAAATCCTACTTTCAATCCACCATAAACATTGTTTATTTCAAATTGATTACCTAAACTAAATGGTATAGTTGTACTTTGTACAGAATTTGTTGTTCTCGGCTTTTTTACATCAAGATTAATTGTATTAAGAGTCTCTACTTCATATCCACGAACATAAGCCTTACCCGGAGAAATTTGTAATGTTAAAATATCATCGGATGGAATATTTCCTTGTTTCGTTAATTGATTTAAATTAAATACACCATTATTTCCAATGCTATCATTTAGAGATTCTTTTGGAATTACATTAAAAGGCTTAATATAATAATCCCCAGATTCATCATAAGTTCTTCTAGCTAATTCTTGAGTTATTAAATTATTAGTTTCTTCCTTTTTAATGAATTTTTTCAAAACTCCATTTTCAATTCGCATTAACTCAATAAAACTCTCATCATTAAAATCATCTAAAGTTTTTTTGGCTAATGTAGCAGTTATTTTTAATCTATCCGCACCAGGAGCAGCAAAATTTGAAAATCCTCTAGCGTTGTCATATAAATCAGAATTTGATTGAGAAGCAACGCTTATTTCTTCCAGAATTTGTAATCCTACTCTATATGAAGGAAGATTTGAGTATTGATCTAAAATTATTGTTTGTGGAAAAACATCGACAAAAAATCCTCTTACAAAATAAACACCTTGTTCTATTTTAGCGGCAGATCCAGTTAAAGTTGATCCAGATACAATAGAAGTTGCAAAAGATGTATTTTCTCTAATTATTGATAACCCATAATCAATATTTTCTAAAGCTAATAAATTTTCTCCATCTACAAACTTATTGGTAGTAAAATTTGTATCACTTGAACTTTGATATTTTATATAAAGAGTATAATTTTCATTATCAGATTGTGAATCGGTAATATAATTTTCTACTTTCGCTATAACTCCACTAGTTTCACCTTTAATATTCTTCCCAACTAATCTATCAATATATAATGATATTGATATACCTAAATGAGTTGGATCAATTTGAACGCAAGTATATTCGGAATCATATGCAATACTTCCGGGAACAACTACAGCTCCTTCTTTAAAAAAATGTTTTCCGAATTTTTCAACTTGATTCTGTAAAATTGACTGTAGAGTAGTCAGTTCTCTTGCTTGTATTGGAGTTCCAGGTTTAAACAAAACCCTTTGATAACCTTTTTTTGCATCAAAATCATCAAAATATGGAGATGCATTTAAATTAGTATTTTGTGCCATGTTAAGTTAGAACTCCAGTATGACTTTAATATCTTCTTTTTGACTAGACGATCTTGGAATTGGTTGTCTATTATCTATGTAGATAATTTCGCCAGACTTTTTATTATATTCAGCTGATGATATTCCAGATACAAAATCAAGTCCCAACTGATATATTCTATTATTTATTGTTGTAGTAATGCCGTTAAAATTTGTATTAATCGATAATGCTGGACCAATTATAGAAGAACAATTAATAGTTGTTCCATAACCAGGATCTGGATTAGATGTAAATGGAATTATTTTATATCCGGTTTCACTTGAGGCTAATCCAGTTGATTGGTAATATTTTAAAACTCCAGTAATTGAATCCCAAGAAGCAACAAATCCAATAGCAGTTGATCCCAATCCAACAGTTTGTTTAATAATGGAATCAATTCCATAAGTAGTATTTGTAGTTATTCCGGAAAGTTTTAATGCCTGAAGTCCACTAACTAAGGATGTATTTAATACCTCAGTAGAACTTCCAATAACTTTTGGATTTAAAATAATCCCAACTCTAGCAAAATCATTTCCTAAAATAATATCGGGATTTGATTCTAAAGTTTCAAATCTAGAGTAAAGAAGAACTCTATATGCTCCCAATTCTCTATAAATGTCGTATCCATGGCCACCTTTTGGTGGAATAATTACATTAAAAGAAGCAAAAGAAGTAGTTCCTATGCCAACATTGGTTAATTGATTTAATGGACCATTAGTTTCAGATCCAGGGGCTCCGGGTTTAAATTCAATTGTACCATACGTATAATTTTTACCACCATCGGTAACAAAAATTTCAGAAACTTTTCCAAAAGAATCGATAGTTATAGTCGCTTTTCCTCCAGACCCATCTCCAAGTATAGGTACATTTGAAAATGAAGTTGAAATTGGTTGATAATTTGATCCTCGGTTTGTTACTAAGACTACTTCTATTTTTCCATCAACAGCATTATTTTTTGTTGATATACTCTCTCCACTAATCCCCCATTCATCAGGAACTGGAATATATTCAATAGAATCAAACTTTACAATTTCAGAAGGTTTTATAGTATACAAGTATTTCCAAAGATAACCATCTCCACTGCTTCCAGCTTCCCTCGGTTCAAGATCTATAAAAGTTGGTTCATCGTAAGAAGGTCTTCCTTTTGGATTTTCTGGATCACTTCCATTTTGTAAACATATATAAACTCTTAAATCTTGATTAATTACATAATAATTAGATTCATATAATGAAGATGAATTTGAAACTGGAGATGGATTATAAATGTTATAATCGTGTCTATACATTTCATATGTGGTTCCCACAGTCCAAGTCACTTTTCTTACCAATCTTCTAACATCTTGATTGGTAATTTGTTTCATTGCAATAATATTTTCCTTTATCTGATTTTCCTCCTGAAATCCATCTAGAGGCGATGGAGTATTCGTAATCCAATTTGGCGATCCACCTGTAGCTGGATTTAAACAATTGGGTAGTCCAATAAAAGTATAATACTTATTGGACGTGTCTCCAACACCAGAAACACTTTTAACAAAGTTTTCCGCATTTAATATTCTAAATTGGTCCGATATAATAGCAGGCATTTTATAAATAGACTTTTATTTATTTAGTTACTTAATAGTCCTCTTGTTCTAATAACTTTAGGTGAAGTTGATAATCCTGTTGTTCCATTTTGAGTTTGTGCATAGAAATTAAGAGGGCCTATAGCAGACAGAGTTCTATTTTGGAAATCATAAATTTTACCCCAACTATATCTACCATAAAAATCATTAGTACCGATTCCAGAATTAGTTTCTCCCCTCTTGTAAACTTTAATATAATTATCTACCATTGGAGCAAAATGGCAGGTAACTGTCACTATTCCGGAATTTGGGGTAGTCACATTCTCAACGCAGTAAACTCCATCAATAAAACTTTTTGCAATTCCAACAATTGAATTGGGAAAATTGCTCATACCTCCCAAAAATGTAGTTATTCCAATTAAATCAGATCCAGTTAGAACATTACTATCAGTAATTACAAAATAATCTCCTTTTTCTAGTTGACTATTATTAATTCCAAAAGAACTTAATGCAGAATATCCTATTCCCAAAGTACTATTATCATAACTTTCAGATTTCAAAACAAATTCTATTTTTGGTGATGTTGTTCCTATTCCAGGAGTTCCTGAAATAAATGTGTTTATTCCAATAATAACTCCATGATCTCCTTTAACCTTAATAGATTTTATACTTTCAGATAAAAATTTGTCTGGTTCTATCATTACAGCAGGAGGTTCAGACTGAGAATATCCAAATCCCCCATCAATAATTGTTATTGAAGTTACTATTCCGGTTAATGAATTTACCCCAGATATGGCCGTTGCTCTGTGTATTACTGGGTCTGCATATATTGTTGTACCTGATGCTCCTACAGCAATATATCTACCATTGATACTCAAAGAATTATCAAAAATCAAATCTGTAATTTGATTACCTTGTAATGTAGATCTAGGAACCCAATTTAACAGATCAAAAGAATAGAATATGTTTCCAGATGAAGTAACAACAACATAAAAACCATAATAATATTTCACATTAACTAAATCATCAATTAAATTAGTTAATAATACTTCATAAGAATCTCTAGTAACAGATCTCAAAACAACTCCATTATTTCCAACTATAATAAATCTATTATTTGCATATATTACTTTATTCAAATTAGTAACAACTGGACTTTGGTTCAATTCCCAAATTAATCCAGTGTTGGAGGAAACAATTGTACCGTCATTTCCAATTGCAACAAAATAATCTGTTCCAAAAGCAACACTGTTAAGATCCCTAAGAGTTCTAGAAAATCTATTAATAAATCTATCAGTATGTATTCCAGAACCAACAAAAATTGATCCAGCAGCTCCTACAGTAACCCAAGTATTTGATCTTGAACTATAAGTAATATCATTGAGAGTTCCGGAATATCCACTTAATTGTTGTCCTGCAACTCCAAATCCAGGAATTGAAACATCAACATATTTGTCTATTTCAGTCCAATTTGAAATAGTATTTGAATATCCAACTGATTTTGCAATTTTACCTAAAGATCCCACTGAAATAATAATATCGGAATTTCCTACACCTATAGAGTGAACAGATTTAAAATTAGTTGTAGATCCAAGTCCCACATTTCCAACCTGCCATTCTATACCATCTACACTATCTGCATATAGAGAACTGTTGCCTACAGCCAATATTCTTTTACCTGAAATTACAGAGTTAAACTTGGAGAAAGTTGTAACTCCAATTATATTAGAACCTTGCCATTCATAAATGGGATCTTTTAATTTTATTGCAGAAAGTGATATATTAACGACAGGAGATAGAGAAATGCCATACCCAATTCCAGGATATTCAATATTAATAGATGAAACAGTGGATGAAGTAGATACTATAGAAGTTGCCCTAGCAGATTCAATATCTTTATTATCAAAAATAACAACATCTCTCAAATCTTCCGTCAAAGTATCAGTACCACTAAAAAATGGAAATGCTGTGTCAACATAAATTGATGTGTCATCTGAACTTAAATCTTTTATTAATGAAGCATTTGGCTTTATTAAACTTTGTAAATTGGGTCTAGCCTTAGAGTATAAAGTTCCATTTATTATTCTATCTCTTTTTTGTTTTTTCCAAAGTAACGGTCTATTTTTTGTAGAATCTGTATTGATTCCAATGCTATTGTATGTAAACGTATCCAATTGATCAGAGGATGTTATTTTTTTCACCACTCTTTCGAATTGTGTTATGTCAAATAAATCTTCAGTACTTTCTTCAATAACAATTTCATCTCCTATTTTAATTGTTTTGGGTGGATCTATTTCTTCGACATCAATTGATGATCCTCTGTAATACAAAATAGTACATTTTGATCCGGCTTTTGGAGCTTCTTTAAATGATACCCTACTACCTTGGAATGTATATGAATCTAGAGGACTTTGTAATATGTCATTTACAAAAATAAAAATGTTATTTGTAATATCCAAATCCGATCCAGTAAGAGTCTTTAAACTTAGAGTTTGTTTAACTCCACCAACATTAACTAAAAGACTGAATTTTTTTCTAAATCCATTAAAATTAGAAGAAATATCTTCAAATAATATAAATTGTCCAGGATAAAAAGAACTAAATTTGTCAGTTTCAACTTCTTCCACAGTAATTCTAAATTCACTAAATCCAACTCCAACACTAGGATTGGTAGTTATTCCAGAAACTGAAAGAATATCCCCAACTTTATATCCCTTACCAACTTCATCAAATTTAAATGATATTATACTAGATCCCATTCCAACTTCTACGGTAACTTTTGCTCCTTGTCCGACTCCAGAACTTCCACCGATATATGAGACAGGTAAATTACTATAACCAGTTGGTATTCCAATGTTTATAACTGGTAAAGATGATGAAGTATATCCAAAACCAGAATTGACAATAGTAAATCCAGTAATACTACCACCGGCTCCAACTATAGCAGTAAAACTAGCCCCAGTTCCAATTGTAGAGGCAATACTAATTACTGGGGGATTTCTATATCCACTACCACTACCAAGGAGTGATATTGTGGAAATAGTACCGGAAGGCGAAACACTGACTGTAGCTGATGCACCTATTCTTGGTTGATATCCAAATCCAGTAGTAATTGCAACTTTTGATATTTTGCCTGCTGCAGGAGTTCCAGATAAAAATCTTATTACATTATTTGGAGTTCCATCAATCGTGTAGTCTGATTGTGGAACTTGGAAAACATTATTTACAAAAACAAATGGATTGTTACTAATATTTGTTGCATTATTTACATCATTAAATAAAACTTCTGTATTTTGATTATTATTTTTTAATGTAAACTCTGTTGCTGCAATACCCGTAAATGATAATGATATGTCATCGAGTATAATATTTTTATTTTTTTGTTGAGAAGCATCGAATGCTCTTGAAAAAGCTCTACCAGAAAAAATGGAACCAGTTTGAAGGCCAATTTGACCTATGTTTCCGTATGGTGCAGTGGTGAAATAAATTACATCTTTAATTATATTAAAGTTACCAGTTAAGACAGTTGCGGAAACTCCTACCGTGTGAACTCCAGAAGTACTTCCCAAAAATGCTCTTTCAACATTTACAAAATTTGAAGAAGTTATGCCCACTGATTTCACTAACAGGTATTCTTCACTTAAATTTAAAATATCTCCGTTTTTTAATGATGAAATACCAGTTGTTACATGAATAATATTTGTAGTTGCTGTTGAAACAGATGATCCCAAACTTACAATTAAAGATTTTCTAGTTAAAGGACTTTGAACTACTCCATCTATTGATATTATTGAACTAGAATTTGCATCTTTGTAACTTAATACATGTTGTCCACTACCAAGTCCGGTTATATTTAAACTTCTAGTAGAAGTGGATAAACCAAAAACCCTAAATGAATTATCATTTAATTTATAAACAAATAAAGATTTTGGAAGTACATTTGTTCCAAGTTCTGACGGAACAAAAGAAATGTAATCATTGGTAGATCCACCAAGATATGTACCCGCAATAGATATTGTGGACGTGTAAGCATATCCCGAAGAACTATAAACTACATCAACGTTTGAAACATATCCGGAAGAATTTCTAGTTACATTAAACAAAGACCCAGTAAAATCGTTGGAAGGTACATTCGTATATACCTCATTGGCTCTAGTTTGAATACCAGTTGGACCTACATTAGATACTACAAAAGTTAAATCATTAGTGGGGGAAGTTCCACCCAAATATGTACCAGCTATTGAAACTGTATCACCAACAGAATATCCACTACCACCAGAGACCAAAACTAATGAAGTTGAAATTGGTTGACCAGTGGAAATACTATATGAAATAAAGGCATTAAATTTAGCATCTGTCCCTATTCCATTAGTAGCTAATCCAATAACTTGTAAATATTCTCTAAAGCTTGGTCCAGCGGGAACAAGGACTGTAGATACTCCGGTTATTGATGTTTGTATTGCAACTGGATACCCCTGTTCCAATATAGCAGTACCATTTAAACTTGTATTATCAATCTTCATTAATACAGAAGTAATACCAACAACGTAAGATGTTGTAGCAATTCCAATGGGAGTTCCAGTGGTTTCATATATTAATTCATGTCCAGTTTGGAAATTATGATTGGGAATTATAAATAAATCTTCTGATAAAGTTATATAATTTTGTTCAGAATTTGAAGAATTTATACTATGACTGAAAAGTGAAGTTCCCTTATTTTTTAATTTAAATGTAGTTAATCCAACTATTTGGCCACCTCTGGTCAAAGAAGGATATACAATAGAACTTGGTGCCGATGTTGTCCCAATTCCTATTATAGAAGTTATTATTCCAACATAATTTCCTATAGAGGTCCAAACATCTGCACAACAGTTTTCACTGTAAGTAGGACTACAAGTTTCATCAAATAAAATTCTAGGATCAGTATATTGTGTAGTAGAAATAAAGGCTTTTTGAATAGTACCTCCATTTACATAATTATGTGTTATAGTTGAAGGCCCTGGATTTATCCTAAATCTAGTTGCATCAATAATTTCAACTTCATAGACAAATCCTTTTGGTGAAAGTGGCCCATTACCATCTGGACCATTACCTAAATTTGGAAAAATTGCAGTATTTATTCCTCCGCCAGAATCACAAGAAAATACTAAATTTTTTAAAAGTACATAATCTTTTGTTGTGGTTGAAAGTCCATGAGTAGTACTAGTAACAACTGTAGCTATGCCGGTAACGTTGTTGTAAACAACCGAAGATATTCCAATTGTGGATCCAAGTTGATATGAAGTTTTTACACCGACATTATTAATAATGTATTTTGATAATTCAACAATATAATTAAATCCAGATATTGTTTCTAAAGTTTCACCACTTACATAACTTGTACCCACACCACTCCAATAGGCTAATCCGGCTTCAATTGATTTATTATTTGATTTATACTTAACATCATGTGAAACCGCATCAACAATATAACCTACATCTCTCTTACAAATGTCCCTGTCCCAATCAATATTAGTTGTTATTCCTGGATAAGTGGCTGTAATAAATCCAACGACTTCCTCCATGATAAAATCTCTATTTGATTGTAATAAATCGGAAGCATCTGCATATCTGCCATCAATTTCTTGTAACGAAGATCCATCAAATTGATTGGATATATCATCTATCCTAAGAACTTTATTTGTTTTATTGAGAATAAATGGCCTTAAATTGATACCATCATTAAAATAAACAGACTCCACAGAACCATCTTCTAAAGTCGTATCTTCATAAACTCTAACAAAATTTGATCTATCATACACAGAAACTTCATTGTCTATATTTACACTCAGAGAAGAATCTGTTTGCAAAATTTTTGGTCTCATATTAGTGGAATTTGAAGATCCCACAACTGTAGGTTCAGTGTAAATTATAAGATCAGAAAATTCCTTAAATCCAGAAGGATGTACTGTTGATCGTACAGATTCTCTCCATTTACTATATGGTATATCACTTTTTATTGAATAAGCAAATTTTTGATAATAAAAATTATCTGAGATCCTTTGTTGATAATCATTTAATATGCCGACAGCATTATCAATAGCGGCTACTTTATCACGGAAAGGACCCAAAGTAGAATTTAAATCAAATGTATTAAAATATTCAACTATTCCTTCAAGTTTTGAATTTTCTCCATAAAGTTTATCTCCAATATTTAATGCTCCGAAACAATCATTTAATCTAAGTTGGTTTAATTTATTATCCCACCCATTTTCCATCACATTAGCACTAAAAGTCTTAGATACAACTCTTTCTGTAGACTTGTAACTAGTATCATCATTCAATATCATTACTAAGACGGGCATATCTTTTTTATTAATTACCATGCCCAAATTAAGTTCATCACTATATGTACCGAAAGATCCAGTGGATATTCCAGTCATATCATATGTTATAGTATTATTTGATGTATTTACTCCAACTACTGGGAAAAAAGAATAATTATATGAGGAAGAATTGAAATTAGCATTTTGTTGGGTATCAGATGTCAATCTGCAATTTTCAATAAAAATTTCATCTCCTATAGAAAAAGGAAATAAAATTTCTGTAGATCCATATCCAACAGAAATAAGTGGAGTTGAACCCGGTGTATTACTTAATTCTAATGTTACTAAAGAAGAAAGATAAGTAATATTATCAATCTCATATCCGTTTGAGTTTCTGATAGAAATAATCTCTAAAGGCTCTGAAAGAGATGTTGAGTTTTGTAATATATCAACTTTAGAAACCGATCCATTATTTAAGTAACCTAAAAGTTTTATATTAGTATCATCTTTTACTAGTAATTCTGGAGGATTATTATATCCTCTTCCACCAGATGTAATATTAATTTTTTCAATAGTTCTAATATCTTTTATTCCACATACAGTAGGAATACTAAGTCTTGGTGATAAAGTTGGATCTGTAGGATAATCAAAGCCATCTTTAATTCTCTCATAGGAAGCAACTCTTCCAACTTTTGGTGATATTAATTGGATAACAGCATCACTACCGTTAGAAGTATTAATACTTCTAATGTAAGGTAGTTTTTTATATCCTCTACCACCAAAATTTATTCTTAAATCATGAATAGGTCCAGAAGCTGATAAAGAGTTTGTAGTATATGTATAACTACTGGAAGTTAAACTTAAAAGTTCAAAATAATTTAACTCTTTATTAATATTAAATGATATTTTTTTATTATCTACAACATTTATGATAAATTTGGAATTCAATGAATGAGTAACAATTTTTACTTTATTGTTACCTAAAACACTAGTATCAAAACTTATTTGTTGCTTAGACTCTTCAATAGAACTCTTGGAAATTAAATTATAATAAAAAACTGAGGGAAAATGTTTATTGGAAGTATCTAAAGAAACATAAGATTGGTTGTTTCCCGGAGTTCCGCTTCTAAAAATAGCAAAAGTATCGTCCACGGATCCAATAATATCAAGTCTTCTTGAACACTGAGAGTCTGAATAAAAATATAAATCCATATCCAGAAGACTTGAATCAGATAAATCAAATTTTATTTGACCACCTTTAAAAAATTCTAATGGAGGATTTACAAAATATAATTGTTGAGATGATGATCCAGTTGAAGAAAATATAATATTATTTGATTTTTTAACGTCAGTTTGCGAATCACATAATTTTATTTTATCATCATTTTCTTTTAAAACATAATAGATTCCACCATTCACCAAACCACCTATCGGAGTAGAAGCAAAATAAACTACTTTATCACCTGTTTTTATTTTGATATTTGAAGAACTGAGATTAATCGTACTATCCGTTCCATCCAAAACATTAGAATTAGAAAATAATATCTCATTCGTTAGTACTTTTCTGTTGATAATATCATATTTTACTTTAACCTCATTGGTGGAAGTACTGGTTATATTAAATTCTATATTATCTCCAGATTGTAATTCGTGGTTATGTGTAGTTGTAACAATTCCTAATGATTGCTTTAATGTTCCAGTTATCTGTGGATTTATAGTTTTCAACGAATGAGCGTACCCTATTACACCAAAAGCTTCTGTTAAATCCCAAAATTCTAAGGAGTTTAAATTCGTTCCAATTCCAGAAGAAGTTGTAAATCCTAGTGTTGATAATCCGAGATAATTTTTACCAAGATTTACGGCATAAACTTTTTGATCTTGCTCTAATTTAAAAGATAACCCAGAACCAACATTATTTACATACAAAGATGTAGAGGCAACACCGGGATTATAAATCAGTTCTTGACCAGTAAAAAATTTGTGGCCAGGCAAATAAATGCTTTTTGGTGGAATAAATCTGGATTCTATAGATGAAGTTCCTAAGCCAACAATACTTCTAATTACTCCAGCTGTACCAGTTCCAACAGTTTCTTTTGGATCAAAAAATGTTACAACATTTTCTAAAGTAAAATCATTTAATGGAGCATCTATTTCAAATTCAAATATTTTTGGCAATAATTTAACACTTTCTATTCCTACTGTATGAACACCAGTATTTTCGATTCTATTTACATAAAATCCAGATTTTTGAGACGATACTTTTGTTATTAACAATTTTTCAGTACCTATTCCAATAAAATCATTATCCCTAAACCCACTCACATCTTTTACTGATATAAATGTAGATATTCCAGTATTAGCTAATATATCAATACTACCCAAAAGTTCTACAGTCTTATCTGTGACTTGTATTTTTTTAAGTCCTTCTAATGATGAAGATGTAATAGTAGATATGCCAGAAATTAAAACAATTTCATCATTTACTAACTCATGTGGGGAATCGCAAATTCCAGTGACTTTTGTTCCTCTTATTATAAAGGATATATTTTCAATTTTTTGTGAAGTAATAGAAAATTCGGAAACATCCTTCCCCTTTACCTCAGAAACTACAATATTGGCACCAGTGCCCGAAGTATCATCATTATCTAAAATTATAAAATCATTTACTTTATAACCATTTCCTGGAGAAAATATAGAAACTCCCTCAATACTGGAAGATTCAATTTCAGAAACTCTAAATTCTTGTTTATATTCATCAGAAACTTTATCAATAAGTTCATAAAAAGAATTTGTATTTTCCAAATAATAAGGTGCAACATTTCTACTCAAAGTAGTATCAAAAAGATCGAAATCTTGATTAAATTTTGGAATAAAATTATCTTCAATAGGGAGATCATAAAATCTTGTTCCAATTATATAAGGATAAACGGGAGTAGCAATATTAGTTGCATCTATACTTACTGAATAAAAATAGGCATATGTTCCATTAGGATATTGCGGAGTTACGCAAAATCTTCCATTATTTTCATCTAAATCATTTGATGAGTTGTAAGTGTAATCATTTATAAAATAACCTGGTTCAAAGGATTGTGGCCTTAATTGGCTATCTGTGACTAAATCTAATACATAACTTGATTTTATTTGTCTTACAGGTCCACCAAGAGTTGAATCAAATCCATATGGACCATATATTGGATTACCATCATAAGCATATCCCAAAATGGGGGAATGTGATAATTTACCGGTAATTTCTTTATTAGTTTCGGTAAAATTATCAGAAAGAGAATATCTTAATTTTTTGGGTATATAAAAATTTATATACTGCAATCCAAGATCTACATTTTTGTTTGGGTAAATGAATCCATCATCTTCTGGAAGAATTTCATTTTTTAATTTTACAACTTGATTTATTTTCCACTCAGTTACATTACCCAAAAACTTTGCATTAATACCCCTGTTTGCAAGAATGAGTTGAGTATCAGAAGATCCATATCCAATACCACCATTTAAAATATTGACAGATGATAATCTTCCCTCAGAATCTACAATTGGATCTATTTCAGCAAAAGAACCCGATCCTAAAATTACAATATCAGAATCTTTCCTATATCCTCTACCCTTATTAATAATTTTAACATCAACAATAGTACCATTGATGACAATGGGTTTTAGTATAGCTTGAGATTTTATACTAGAAA